GGGAACGACACCAAGAGAAATATGGTTGTTGAGACCTGACTGGGTTAGTATCGTTCCAAGCAAGGATAAGATCATTGACCATTATGTTTACCACCCAGGAGGTAGCCAGCTTGAGAAGGTTGATATACCGAGAGACAACATAATCCACTTCAAATACTTTAATCCTCTTAATCCTTATCGAGGAAAGGGTTCGGTTCAGGCGGCGGCTCTGCCCTTAGACATTCATACCTTCGCACAAGAATGGAACAGGAATTTCTTTTTCAATAGTGCTATCCCAGGATTAGTGTTTAGTAATGAAAAGCCTCTTAGCGACAAGAGCATCCAGAGATTTTTAACCCAATGGCAGTCTTCTTATTCTGGCAGGGCAAATGCTAATAAGATTGCCTTCTTGGGTGGCGGGATGAAGGTTGATAAGGTTACGGCGAGCGGTCAAGAGATGGATTTTGCCGAGCAACAGAGAATGATGAGGGATGATATTTTGGCGGTCTTCAAAGTGCCGAAAACAATTCTTGGATTGACCGATGACGTAAATCGTTGTTATTCAGAAGATACGGAAGTGCTCACTAACTCAGGATTTAAGTATTACCATCAAGTATTGCCTACAGATAAAATAGCCACGATTAATCAACAAACAGACAAGATTGAATACCATCCTTATACAGAAAGATTTGAGTATGATTATGACGGGGAAATGGTCTTAGGAGAGACGGAGAATGTTTCATTGTTGGTTACCCCCAATCATAAGCTATGGAGGAGAACGCTACATGGTAATAATGAATATCAATTAGTAGAAGCGGGCAAGATCGAAAAGCACATAGCTATCAAGGCCTCTTTCGATTACGAAGGGGAAGAGCTTGAAAAGTTTATTATCCCTTTTATTGAGAGAAAAAATGGGTCTAATACATTAACCCAAAACGCGAAAAGAGAAGTATTAATGGATGACTTTTTAGAGTATCTTGGGTATTTTATTTCAGAAGGAGGACTATTAAAAGAGACCTCGCCGAATTTCAGGTATATTCATACCTTGAGTCAAAAAGATTTGGGAAATGTCAACAAAATTCATGCTTGTCTAACAAGGTTGGGATTTTCTTTTACTCGGTATGGAGATGAGATTGTTCGATGGAATGTCTATGGAAAAGCTCTTAATTCTTGGTTGCGCGAGCAATGTGGGGATGATTGTGCGGAAAAAAGAATACCCGAGGTATTTAAAGCAGTAAGCAAGAGACAGTTGCGGATTTTGTTTAATGCCTTAATGTTGGGAGACGGCAGTTGGGACAAGAGGGAGAATAGGAAGAGCGGATACTATGCAACGACTTCAAGGCGACTTGCTGATGACGTGCAAGAGTTGGCAACCAAGCTGGGATATTCAGCGAGCGTGGCTATTTCTTATGAAGCTGACGGGAATAGACGGCGATGTTTTGTTGTCCATATAGTCGAAAGAAAAGAGCATATTTTGCGGGAGGCTTTTTCTACTATTAACTATCAAGGAAATGTATGGTGTTTTGAAGTCCCGAATCATGTTTTTATTGTTAGAAGAAACGGGAAGATAACGGCTCAAGGCAATTCCAATGCCGAGGCGACAACTAAGGCTTTCATGGAGAGGGTAGTTACTCCTCGGATGAAGAAGTTTGTAGGTTGTCTTAACGAGTTTTTGCTTTCGATGTACGGAGACGAGAGTTTGTTTTTCGACTTTACTGACCCAGCACCAGCCGACACAGAGTTGATGTTAAAGAGATATGAGAATGCCAGAAGGTTCACTTGGATGACGCCTAACGAGATAAGGACAGAGCAAAACATGAAGCCGATAGAAGGCGGGGACGATTTGTTTGCTCCCCTGGCGAGCGGTGGGGGTGGGCCTGGTGCGCCAGTCGCCCCCAAGTTAGCTCCATCATCGCCAGCGCCAACCGGAGGCAAGACCATTAAGTTATTTGGTTTTACAATCACAAATGGTAAAAATGAGCCTGAGAAGGCAGAGGAAGTAGTCTTTGCTAAGCCTTTTAAGCACATGATGCCCTTTCCAGTCAAGAGAGTAGAGGCGATTCACAGAGAAACTATCGAGAGGGGGTTGGTCAAGGATGTTACCGAGTTGATAATGAGGATGATAAAGATTAAGAGCGATGACGATTTGATGAAAGAGTTTAAGAAGAAAAAGAAAGAAGCGAGGAAAACAGAACCTCTTTTTACCGAAGAAACAAAATTAGCCTATTGGAAACAGTTTATCAAACAGACCGACACTTGGACAGGAGAATTGAAAGACAAGGCCATTGATATTTTCAAAGAGCAAGAGCATATCGTCTTGGATAACATTGATAACAATGTTAAATACTGGAAGCCAGAGGTTAGAAAGGGCAAGGAGTCCTCTGTCTTGCCTTCTGGAGACGAATTTGATGCGATGTGGATGGTTGGTTTTATGGCTCTTGTTAGAGAAATACTGATAGAGCAAGGAGATTATACTTTAGACTTTTTGGGTGTTGGGGGACATCTTAATTTGAGTAGCGACCCAGCCCTAGAGTTCTTACAAACTCAAGGAGCCGATTTAATCAAAGGCATCAATGAAACAACTAGAGACCAGTTGCGGGCTACCTTAGCAGAGGGATTTGAGGCAGGAGAAGGGATTGGCCCATTGAAGGTAAGGGTAAAAAAGGTATTCAAGTTAGCAATAGACAATCGAGCAGAGATGATTGCTAGGACGGAATCATTAAGAGCAAGTAATTTTGCTACGGTTGAGGCTTATAGACAATCGGGGGTAGTGGTTGCCAAACAATGGTTGACAACCAGATTGCCAAATGTTTGTCCAATGTGCGCGGATTTAGAGGGTAAGATAATTGGAGTAAATGAAGATTATTTTAAAGCAGGCGATACAATTACAGCGGGTGATGAGACATTAAAAATAGGGGATATCGATATTGATGCTCCTCCACTCCATGTAAATTGTGGGTGCACGACTATTCCTGTTTTGACGAGAGAAAAGAAGATTTAGGTCTTTAAGAATACTTGACAAAGTATGTTTATTGAGCCATAATCTAATTGCCTATAGCAGATACTCACTACGTTGTTTCTAAATACGACGATAATTCCTAAAAGAAGATAAAGTTGTGGGATAACGGGGACAATACCTATAGCGAATCAGAGAGACGAGCTGTTGACCTTAGTGAGAAGCCTCAAAATGTTGCGGCTGGCGTAAAAAGCCGTTGGCCGACTACAAGACAGGGAATCCCCTTTGTTCTTCCTGGTCATCCGGACACTCAGACAAAACACCTTCAGATTACTGATGCGGACGGAGCGCAAACAAACTTCAATATGATTGACGCCTTTGAGGGCACTTCTATCGTAGTCACCAAGGTATCAGTCAATCAATATAGAACGGTAAGCGGATTTAATGTAAAATGTTATCATATTTATATGAGACTGTCTGTTGTAATCCCGAGCTTTAAAGACCCTCTGTTAATTAAAACCATTGACTCTCTTCTTGCTAACTCCGAACTAGGCGACAACATGGAAGTAATTTCTGTTTTAGATGGCTTCTGGCCTAGTTTTCAACTGATAGAAGATAAAAGGGTTAGGTATGTCCATTTAGGCAGGAATAGAGGAATGAGGGGGGCTATCAATGCTGGCGTAGATGTAGCCAGGGGAAGGTTCATTATGAGGACGGACCAGCATTGTATGTTCGCCAAGGGATATGATCGCATCTTGACTGATACCTGTCAATCTAATTGGATTGTTACCGCAAGAAGATACTTTTTAGACCCGATTAAATGGGAGGTAATGGATATTCCCTACATTGATTATGAGAAGCTAGTTATCCAAGGTGGGGTGAAGTTTTCTGGTCAGAGATGGGACAGCCGTACTCAAGAAAGGAAGGACATTATGATTGACGAAACAATGGCTATGCAGGGAAGTATGTGGCTTATGTCTATTGACTGGTGGCACAAGGTTATAGGCGAGCTTCAGACAGAAGGCTATGGGCAGATGTACCAGGACTCCCATGAGATGATTTTCAAGACCTGGAAGGCTGGCGGAAAGATGATGGTCAATAAGAACACTTGGTTTGCCCACAAGCACAGGAGTTTCGTTGAGGGTCGCCATGAAGGGACGGAAGAGAACTCATCCCTGAGGCATGAAAGTGGTCTTTACGCTTTAAGCGTTTGGAAGGATTATTATGATAGGGAGATTAGACCGAAGTGGGGACTATGAAAAGCTTAATGGTTTATATCGGCTCAATATGGAATCAAATAAAGTTTTACTACACATAGGTTGCGCCGACCGCTACTTTGAGGGGTTTATCAACTCGGATAAGTACACCGTTTCTCCGAAGGGAAGTTCGTATAGGTTAGACAAAGTGATGGATATTGCACGGCCTTGGCCGTATGATAACGAAAGCGTTGACGGAATCGTGTCAATGCACGTCTTACAACAGCTTACCTGGAGAGAATTAGTTATCGCTTTTAGGGAGGCTTATCGAGTGTTAAAAAAAGGTGGAGTGATGAGATTTGGTTGTCCAATGATCGAGATTGTGGATAAAGATTTAGATTACATTCTGGGCTGGAGGAATATCAATCTCTTTAGTTTTGACTTATTAAAAAGGGTTCTGGTTGACCGGATAGGTTTTAGCCACTTCAGAGAGAGGGGATATCAGCGTTCCCGTATGCCTGAGTTGGCACAAGTAGATAATCGTCCCGACAGGGGGACATTGTATTTTGAGGTAGTAAAGTGAAAAATTTGATGATATTCGTTAATCCTAAAAAGCAGTTCCATGAAGAAGCGGCTATTCTGATTAAGATTCAGATAGATAATAGCTTAGATTTGGGATGGAGAAGGGAGGATATTGTATGGATTACAACGGCAAGATGATTTTGGGAGACGTTAATAAGCAGACCTTGTGGGAGATTAGAAAGAGTTACCGCTGGATGAGAGAAAAGCACGAGCAGGGCAAATGGGACGAGATACCCATTTGTAAAACTTGTAACTATAATAGTGCTAGTAGGTATTGACATGGACAATTTGACAGTTATCTTTTTGACAGTTAACAAAGTGCCTGAACAGTGGGCAGAGTATCACAAGTCGGTTCTTTTAGAGGCGATTGGCGATACTCCCGTGGTTACGATTTCCAAGAAGCCTCTTAATTGGGGGATTAATCTTATTCAAGACAAGGAGCCGAGTGTCCAGAATATCTACGAGCAGGTATTAAGGGGTTGTAGGGTGGCTACAACGCCTTACATCGCCATCGTAGAAGACGATACCCTTTACCATCAAAGTCATTTTGAATTTAGGCCGCCTCTTGACACTTACGCTTTTGAAGGTCACAGATGGGGATTGTTCACGTGGGGAACGCCGACCTTCTATTGGTCGGATAGGATTTCTAATGGGGCGATGATTGCTCCAAGAGAGTTGGTTATCAAAGCGTTAGAGGAAAGATTTGAGATGTACCCCGAGAACAATCTCGGCGAATTAGGGAAAGAGAAGGGGACGAAGATTAACAGGTGCACATCAATAGTTTACTACTCACGATACGCAATGATTTTCTTGAGCCATAAAGGAGGGCTTGACCCTTTAGAAAATAATGGTCGGAAGGCCATGGGAAAGTGTCAAGCCTATCGTATTCCCTACTGGGGGGAGGCAGATTCAATAGTTAAACATTATGCCTAAAGTTTGTTTGGACTTACATGATTTTAGTGTTCCGAATAACCGGCTAGACCTTTTATGGAAGATTAAGCAGAGCTATCCAAATTTCAAAGTGTCTTTGTTTACTATTCCTTATGATATCAAGCGTGAGCCAGGATTAAATCACGCAGAGAGAGAACAGACACTTAAAGAGATTAGAGAGTGTTCAGATTGGTTGCAGATAATTCCTCATGGACTTCATCACAACGCCTCAGAGGTTAAGGATTGGAATTATGGTCACATGAAAGATTATGTCCTGCCCAAGATTAGATACTACTTTGAGAGAGACTGGTTGCCTTATGCCGAAGGGTTTTGCGCTCCTCATTGGCGTTGGAATACAGAAGTAGTTAAGGCATTAGACGACATGGGTTGGTG